AGAATATTGATTTGAAGCGCAATCGGCAGTCTGTCGGTTGCAGCACTCAGATCATATCCGAAACTTCTTCCAGCCATGGAAGCTTTAGTAAAACAACGTTTTACTGCTTCTTCCTGGTCAAAAGTCGCATCATTGGGTATAGATCTTAGGATTGTAAAAAGATTCTCATGAATGCCTGACATGATGGACTGAGTCCATATATCAACCATCGCAAAAACTCTCACTTTCCCTGCTGCTTCCTCTTTTACAGAAAGTTGACCGATCCCACCATCCCAGGAGTCTTTTAAGTGTAGACTCCCGAAATTAGGCAGTTTTTTACCTAGTTCGACAACAAAGTCGAACCAAATATCTAATCTTTCAACGTTCAGTGACTTACATAGAACTTTGAAAGGGCCCGCTAAGCCATGATCCTCTAAAAGAGAAGCATCGCGAAGCCAACCCAATCAAGAACTACGGTGAGTCGGAGAACCAGTCTCTAACCATAACAATCCCTTATCATAAACCTTCCAGTTTACAGATTTTGTAATCAGTAGTTTTCTCATCATAGATGATATTTCTACTGAAGCAAAATCCAAAAACACAGAAGATCCACTAAAAGGCGCCGTTATAGTCTCAATCTTCAATTTACCGGGAATGGAAATAACCCGATAAACTGAAAAAAGAGACAGTCACCATCTAATCACTGATGGTGACCCAGATTTGATTAATGCACGGTCATACCTAGGAATAAACCGAGGTAGACCAGCAGTAGTCAAACGAGGTAACGGTAGGTCTGGATTCAAATCACGAAGTGAGTGAATCCGGTCCTCTGCTATGTATTTTTGCACAGCTAGTTGGCAAGCTTTAAGATAGTTTACTGTGTAGGTTGGTCCATGATGTTTAGTCATTTGACGAACATAACCAGCAAACATATGTAACTGTTTTAGACGACTTGAGAAGTTCACTAACCGAGGGAAGGATGCAGAAGCAATTCTAAATCCCAATCTCTTGATTAGTGCTGGAAATTCAATCGAATTTCCTAGCGAGACCATTGAGTCTACAAGTATATTATTCTTAAATGCTTTGAGAGAAGAGAAAAACTTTAGGTTTTTATCGACTTTCATTGTAAATAATTATAATTCTCCATCTTTTAACGGTTGGAGTTAAACCCGTCAGTTTCCAAAAC